AATGATAGATTAAATAAAAAATATGAAAAAAGGGCAGGATGGTCAATAGGTGTTGGATTCCAATATGGACTTAACCTTAATAATAACCAAGTAATTAGTACGGGTCCTTCGATAGGATTGGGTATTTATTGGTCACCTAAATTCCTTAGATTCTAAAAAAATAAATAAACATGGCACAATCATCAAAATTTTTAAGACTTGACGATGACATCCTAATGGAGTTCATGTATCACGATCAACACATTGATTATGTTGATGATGCAAGAATAGAGAACGACGATAATGGAAGTCAGTTTAAGTTTTTAAACACTGAAGTAAATAATCCATCTGCTTCTAGGTTTTTAATTCATGAACTTGGATCTGACGTTGTAAATTTTAGCGTAAAGGTAATAAATGGATATGTTTACATCAATGATTTTGCCTCTAGACAACTAGTATTAAAAAACGGAAAAACATATAAATTTGATTTATCAGATGCTTCTATTGATAACATTGCTGGATTTTCAATAAACGGTTCAACTACACAATTAATAGGAAGTACATATATTTATACCCCAGGGTTAAATGGTAAATTTGAATATACATATGAAAATTTATCGGGAGAAATAATAAGCGGTGGAGAAATAAACGTAGGTAATAGAGCTAATCCTTTATTTGCTGAACCTGAACAAGAAACTGGTAATAGTATTAAAACAGCTACCGGTGAAGTGGGAAGATATTATGCAGTACCTTCTTCCTTTGACGGAAAATGGGGATTATTAAAAAATGACTTAGCGTATTTAGATAGTTCTGAATGGAATGGAACAGATTCTAGCCTTTCAAACGTAAGCGACACAGTAGTGGATGCAGTATATTACGATACGATAAGATTACACTTAAAAACTGGATTTTCATTTGGAGCTAGAGGAAAAGAAGGTTTCATGTTTCAAGTAAAAGTTAAGAGACAAAACGGAACAGAAAATTATTTTACCTCTATTGTATATTTAAATCATTCTAACTTTGAAATTAGCAATCCTAATTCTTTTGTACTAGGAGATACTTCATATTCTAAATATATTCAAATTAAAATTCCTTCGTTAGTACACATGGAGGATAGTACCAAGAATGAAGATTTTAATGAAGCTTTCTTTGGAACGGGTGTAGATTCTATTTTAGATGGCACAAATTATGATATTAGTTTAAAACTAATAAATTCAATTACTGAAGAGGCTGGTATAGAATATATTAATGTAGAAGACACTATAGACGTAACCGTTGCTAGAGAAGATGAATACTTAGATTTAGCTGCGAATGTAGAAGAGGTTGAAGACATGGACTACTTCCAAGTTTATGGAACTAAGGATGGATCAAGACAGGGTTTTGAGAATTATATAAACACAAGGCTACAAACTACTAATGATGATATAATTATTTTTCATGACATAGAGGTTAGTGAACAGATAGGTTTAGATTTTTTAGATACTTCATTTATGACATTTACCCAAACTGCAAACTATGAAGCTCCTATTCCTTTCAGACCAATTATATTTAATGCAAATATTGCTAGTGCGTTTTTTATAAGACACACTATGAGAATTTATAACGAAACTGATAATACACAAATTATCAAAGTTTCTACTATGACTTCTACAAATACCAAAAAGTATGGTACTAGAATGGAAAAAATAAATCTTAGAAACGTAGATCCTACTATAATATATAATAAGCTCCCTAATACTACAGTGAACAGAGAGCTTAACCAATTCGTGAACTCTATAAGACCTACGATAGGAGAGACTAAATATGTCCCAGTCGCTTTAGAAACATATAATATAAGTGCCTCCGCTTCTAATGTTAATACTGATTCTACTGAGGCTGAAGAATTAAATAGGATAAAATTCTACGGAAAAGGAAAAACAACTTTAAACCTATCTAAAGTTTCAGATAATTTTATAAAGTTCAATATAGTGCAACGCTCTAAAGAAGGAAATAAAGCGGTATCTCTTGTAAGCGCAGAAAATATAATTTTAGTTATAAAAAGCGGAAGAACAGAACAAAGAATAGCCCATGACCCTTCGTTTCCAAATGTAGATTTAGGATTAGGAGAAGTATTTTTTAAAGTCCCAAGATCTACTGCAGTAAGATTTGATCAGGAAGACACTAATAAATTTTCAGATAAGTTTTATATTAACATAAAGAACGGGGAAACTGAATCTCTACTCTATTACGGAAAAGTAAATATTATATAATGATTTTAAACAGTAGAAATAATCTATTTAATTTTAAGTTCCCTAGAACCTTTATCCCAAAGGAGGTTAGAGATAAGTATATGCCATATTTAACAAAAATGCCGGGTAATTTAATAAGTGAACCCATTGATTTTGTAAATTATTCAATACAAGGGCTGTCTATGCCAGGTATAAATTTCGATCCTATACAACAGTCGCCTAACGATGGAACTATAACATATCATAGGGGTTCTATTCCAATACAAAATACAGTTGAAAGACAATTCTCTATAGACTTGCAGTTACTTGACGGCTATATCAATTATTGGATAATGCAGGACACTTTATTATATTACTACTCAAAGGAAAATAGAGACCCATTTATCAACGATTTAAAGCTTCAGATATTAGACTCAGAAGGAATACATATAATGAGTGCCGTTTTTGAAAAGCCAATTTTAAATTCTATTAGTGAACTAGAACTAAATATGTCAAGTAATGTTGCAGATTTTTCCACATTTACTTTAAATTTCTATTACAATAAGTTTAACATTATCTTAGAAATAGACGAAGATATATAATCTAATAATTATAGCAACAAACATGAAAACATTTTTTGAATATTTAGACGAAAAAAACGTTACCCAAGATGAGATTCAAATATTACAAGAATCATTACAATCTGAATGGACTGACGAATTAGAAGAAAAGGTGGATGCTGCATTAGAAGAGTTCACTAAACAATACGCTAATGAAGACGGAACATTTGATTTTGAAAGATTTAATGAAGAAATTACGAATGAAGGTTTCTTAGGTTCTATTTTTGGTGGACTTACTGGTTTTGCTTTAGGTAAAACAATAGGTAAGACAGTTGCTAAAGTGTTAGGAATTCAAAAAGGTATATTTTACGATTTATTAACTTCAAGATTAGTTGGTGCTGGATTAGGTGCTGCTATCGGAAAACAATTTTAATTTGAATTACGTTTCAGTAGATTTTTCTTTAAACTCTCCAGGGATATGCATATATCAGGAAGACACCAATAAGTATCATTTTATTTCATATATAAAAGAAGGCCAAGGCACTAAGAAAGAAAGAGCATGGCAAGAAGATATATCTCATTTAAAGGGAGTTACCCTTATTAATCAACCCGACTGGGGAAAACATGGTGCAGATTATTCAAGCGTTGAATTAGCAAAGATAAAAAGGTATGCTAAAACCGCAGATGACATTATTAATTTAATAACGAATATTACAAAAACAAAGAAACAGTATATTATTTCCTTTGAAGGAACTTCTTTTGGTTCAAAAATGGGAACTAATAATATTATAGATATGGCTGCAGGAGCCGCAATACTTAAAGAAAGAATGCTAAGTCAACTTGAGATCTTAGACATTCAAACCATTGCTCCCACCACAATTAAGAAACACGCTGGAAAAGGAAACATGAATAAGTCTCAATTGTGGGACGCTTTTTTAAGCAATGTATTAGAAGATCAAGTTTTATCAGAACACCTTCTTTTAGATTTTTGTGTGAAGGAAATTGGACCTTCTAAAAAAATACCAAAACCCTTTGACGATTTAGTCGATGCTTATTTTTTAACTAATTTCGTTAGAGCAAAGATGTCGGCCACTGAGGAATAGATTTACCACTGAGGCTTAAAGTCTTAAGTTATACTTACTTTTCCCCATAAAGTTTCATAACTTAAAAGATATATAAAATATGAATACAGATAATAACATTCCACCCGTCCATTTACTAAAGCTTAAAGAGATTTTAAGTGATATGGTAAATCATAATAGAATATCTGAAAACGAAATGGTAGATATTTTAAGAAAAGCAGGGTTAGCTAGACTTCCAAATTCATCTTCTAAGTGGATTGATGAAACCGGTGCCACGTATTCAGAGTCATAATTTACCCCCAGCCCCCACGATACGAATATATAGATTAGTTATTTATGTGAAACCTTTTTGGAATCTCATGTATAACTATTGAAAGTTTTTTAAGATTAAAGACATTAAACGTAAATTAAAGTAAATTAAAGACATGGCAGATTTTGACATTTTTAACCTAAGCGTCTCAGACGTTGAAACTCATGAAACAAAGAGCTCAAGCTCTACAAATGAGATCTACAAACCATCCGCAGATGATGGTAAAGACGGAACTTACAAAGCACTTATTCGCTTTGTTCCAAATCCAACAAACCCAAGAAATTCACTAGTTAAAAAGTACGTACACTGGCTAACTGACGCGAACGGCGATGGAAGACTTATTGATTCACCTTCAACAGTGGGAGATAAGTGTCCAATTGCAGATGCATTCTTTAAACTTCGTAAGAGTGATTCGGCAGTAGACCGTAAAATGAGCGATAAGCTTAAGCGTAGAGAACAGTATTATTCTCTTATTAAAGTAGTGAAAGATCCTCAAAACCCTGAATTAGAAGGAACTTACAAAGTATTCAAATTCGGTTACAAGATTAAAGAAAAAATCGAGGAAGAAACTAAGCCTGCATTTGGCGAACCAACTCAGATTTATGACTTATTTGAAGGTAAAAACTTTGAGCTTATTATTACAAGACAAGGTGAATACAATAACTATGATAAATCTAAGTTCTCAGCTACTAGATCTGCAATCGCAGTTGAAGGTAAACCAGCTGAAAGAAATCAAGAAGCTATGACAGCTATTAAAGCTGAATTAGATTCGGCACCTTCTCTTGAACCTTACGGATATAAGAAATGGGATGCAGAGACTCTTGACTTTGTTAATGGAATTCTAAGACAATACCTTAACCCGGGTTCTTCAATGGATTCAGTTATTTCTTCACCAAAGCCAGCTACTAAAAAGGCAGCAGTAAAGGAAACAGCTACTACAGGAAATGATGCAAATTTTGAATTTCCAGAATCAATGACATCTACTCCAACCCCAGCAGAAACTAAATCTTCTACTTCATCTGAAAGTGATGATCTTGATTCTTTTCTAGATGAAATCGGAATCTAAAATTACAGAAGATTTAAAACAAAAGGTAAGAGGTTTAGTAAAACAAGTTTGTGTAAAAGAACACTCTGATCCTAACAAGCACATGATTAAGGAAATGCCAGGTCGTTTAAACCTGGCATGTCCTTATTGTGGCGATTCTCACAGTGAGACCCATAAGAAAAGAGGAAATTTATACTGGGGAACTTTACAATATCATTGTTTTAACTGTGGTCAACACTCTGATTTATATGGATTTTTAAAAGATCATCATGTAAAATTTAAAGATACGCAAGATTCTATTACTATAATTGAATATATTAAAGAACATAAAGTATCAGTAAATGAAGTAGATACTCTTCAGCATGGTGTATTTAAAAATCTTTATGATTTGTCTCCTACTAGAAAAGAACTAAAAGAAAAATTTAAGCTTGTAGAGATAGAACCGGGTGATCCTGCATTCTTTTACTTAAAGAATAGATTTCTACATAAAAAACTAAACAACTTCCTATATTCACCTAGAGATAGAAGGATATTGGTTCTAAATCTAGCCCCAGAAGGAAAAGTCATAGGTTTCCAAAGTAGATCTCTTAGAAAAGATAAGAATACAAGGTATCTTACTTATGATATAGAAAAAATATATCAAGAAATGGGAAAAGAAATACCATTACAAGAAGAAGAACTTGTTTCTGCAAAGAAATTGTCTACTTTATTTGGAATTATGAATGCTAACCTTCAGATGCCATGCACAGTTTTCGAAGGACCTTTGGACGCACTATTTATGCCTAATTCTATTGCTCTTGCATCTGTAACTAGATCTACTGAAGAGCTTGATGAAATTCCCACTATCAGATATATGTTTGATAATGATGAAGCTGGTAAAGGTAAAATGATGCAAAAATTAAAGAAAGGAAAAGAAGTTTTTACATGGGATAAATTCCTATCTGAAACTAAAATGGATAAATATCCTAGCAGTATTAAGGATTTAAACGATCTTGTAATAGCTGCATGGAAAAGTAAAAATAAATGTCTATCAGATTTAGATAAGTATTTTAGTGATTCACGTTTAGATGCTTATTACCTATGATAGATTTTGTAAATATGGTAAATGACGAACTAGAAAGATTCGAAGAAGACGGAAAAAGACATAAAAATCTTAAGATGATGTTAGGCTTTGATTCTTCTGAAATAAATCATACCGAAAAAGAAATTAAAATTACTCCTAAATACAAAAAGAAATTTAAGAGTAATGTGTATATCAAAAAGAATAACAATAATAACTCACTATTCTAAAATCCACAATATGATAGAACAATCTAATAAATCTAAGATTGTCCAACTAGATGAATACTTAGCAAATCAGAGATCTGAATGGACTTCTAAAATCAAAGAACTAACTCAAAACTTAAAAGAAGGAATTAATCTTGAAGAGGTTAGCGCATATACTTTGAGTTATAGGCAGATTTTAGTCGAAAACCTTGCTACAATTGGTGGAAAAATTAGAACACAAAAAGGCACAGTAGATAAACTGTATAAGCAAAAGTGGATTGAGTATTACAAATTTGATTACAAAATAACAGATAAGCAAAGAGAAAAGTTTATTGAAGCTGATCTCTCTGATGATAAACAAATTTTGGATTTACTTGAGAGCCAAAAAGCCTTCATTGAAGGTTCAGTAAAAACTCTTGATAATATGGGCTTTGCAATAAAGAATCGCCTTGATATTTCAAGACTATAAAAAAAGGTTAAATGAAAATTGATTTTAACTCTAACAGATGATAATCAGTTTCTAAGAATTGATGAAGCTGAAGAACTTGAATTAGAGCAGATTAAAATATCTTTAACTAAAAGAATTGATAGTTGGAGATTTAATCCTCTAGTTAAGAAAGGTGTATGGGACGGATACGTCTCTTACATTAAAGACGATAAATGGATCCCAGCGGGGCTCTGGAGATACGTTATGCTCGTTTGTAAGGAGTATAAGTTCGATCTCAAACTAAACGGAATTCAAAGACTTTTTGATAGAAATATAGGTGCAGAGACTTTTGAAGAGTGGGCATTAGAATTCTTTGAAGGAAGTAAATTTACACCGAGGGATTATCAAATTGAAACGGCTTTTAATATTCTTAAATTTAGAAGATGTTTGGCAGAACTTGCGACTTCAGCCGGAAAAACATTAATCAGCTTTCTAACAGTAGCATATTTACTTGAAAAGAAAAAAGCAGAAAAAATTCTATTTATAGTTCCAAACGTTTCTCTTGTCGTTCAGGCACATGAAGACTTCCACGAATATAACTATAAGAATAGAATAAAACTAAAGATACAACAAATATATGCAGGCCAGAAAATAAAATCAGATAGAAACGTAGTTATCGGAACATATCAATCTCTTGTAAAAAAATCTAAAGATTATTTTCAACAGTTTGATGCAATCATAGTGGATGAAACTCATAAGGCAAAGTCAAATTCTATTAAGACTATTTTACAAAAATGTACGAACGCAGAATATAAATATGGTCTTTCAGGAACTATTCCTAAAGATGGCTCTTTGGATAAATTAACCCTAATGAGTCAGACTGGTCCTGTGATTAGTGAAGTAAAAGCTGCCTTTCTTCAAAGAGAAGGACACATTGCTAAATGTAAAGTTAAGGTTATTGAAATGGACTATGCTCCTGAATCTGCTAAAAAGGCATTCGAAGAACTTGCGTTTAACAAGTATGAAAGAAAGGATGTATTTCAGTTAGAGCAAAACTATATAATTAATTCTTTTGGAAGATTAAACTTTATTTGTAATGTAGTAGGAAAAGTTCCTAGAAATTCCTTAGTTCTTTTTCATAGAATAGAACATGGTAAAAAAATCTACGAACAACTTAGACAGAATACGGATAAAAGAGTTTATTATGTAGACGGCGGAACCGATAAAGATATTAGAGAAGAATATAAAAAGAAAATGGAAGCAGGTGATGAAGTAGTAATCGTAGCTTCTTATGGAACATTCTCAACCGGTATCTCGATTAAGAAAATACACAACATTTTCTTTACGGAATCCTTTAAGTCTGAGGTGATTATCAGGCAGTCCATAGGTAGAGGTCTAAGGCAACATGAGTCTAAAGAGGCAGTATTAATAGTCGATTTTGTAGATGACATTAGAACTGACGAGTGGGATAACTATCTATATAAGCACAGCAAGGCCCGTCAGAAGATTTACAAACAAGAGAAATTTGAGTATAGTATTAAGAAAGTCAAATTTGAAGGAGATATATAGAATAACGAAACAAAATTAAATTATA